CTCTACATCAAGAAATTCGATTCCGCCAATAAAAAGATTGGCTACAACATATTACCGGGTTCGGCGAATAAGTTTGGAAGCGGTTCGCCCATGTTGATACCAGAGGTTGCGGCTAAAGTTTCACGTTCGCTTAAAAAGACATTCAAGGATCATCCGGAAGTGATGAAAAGAATTCATCAAAAGCGTCAAATGACTTTGGATAATACCGATTACAAGAAAAGAATTTCACAAACCTTAAAAGGTCGATATGCCGGCGAAAAGAATCCAAACTACGGTAATTACTGGACGCCGGAGCAAAAGGCGCAATTATCTGCCAAAATGAAGGGCCGCTATGCAGGTGAGAACAATCCGAATTGGAATAATCGTTGGTCGGCGGAACAACGTCAGGCGTTAAGGGAAAAATTTCGCGTAAAATACGAACAAGGATACACGAATCCTATGCAAGGCAAAGTTAGAATAACTAATGGTGAAATAAATACTGTTATACCGAAGGACAGTCCGCTCCCCGACGGTTTTTGGTATGGAATGAAACCAAGGAAGAAATGAAGATTCTAAAAATAGAAAAAGTCGAAATTGCCCGTCAGGACAGCATGCCGGACGTGGACGCCGATTTCCCTGTTGCATTTCGGGATACAGTGAAGGAATACATGTCCAAACGCTATGGCGTCAATCATGTGTGCTCTGTTGGTACGTACACCCGCATGAAACTCAAGACATGTTTGAAGGATTTCGGCAAGGTCATGGGCGTGCCGTTCGCGGTAATGAACAAACTCACCAAGGACATCGACGACCAAATCGAGTACACGTGGGGTGACTTGTTTAACTACGCAGCTACATCGCGTGAATTGTTCCGTTTTGTGCAGGATCACCCCGAGTTGGTCCATATGACGAAATACGCCCTTACGCAGTGTAAAACGTCGTCAATTCATCCCTCAGCGGTCATTGTTGTACCGCAGGAAGATGAGGATGGAAACCCGATCGACTTGTTTGGTTGGATGCCTATGAAGAAAATGGGCGATGTGCTTGTATCGGAGTGGGAAGGCAAGTATATCGACAAATCAGGCTTCTTGAAGGAGGACATATTGGGTCTTAACCAGCTGGATAAGTTCTCGTCTATCATCAAACTTATCGCCAAGAACCGCCGGGAGCAAATCGACGTTAACACCATTCCGTTCAACGACGAAGAGGTTTACCGTTATTTCCAGCGCGGTTGGTGCGAGGATGTGTTCCAGTTTGGCGCTATGGGGTTGATGAACTACTGCCGCGAGGCCAAACCGCATAGCCTGGACGACCTTATCGCTATGACGGCACTGTTCCGACCAGGCCCGATGGATGTGAAGGCGCACGAAACGTTTGTCGATATAAAGAACGGCCGCAAGAAGCCAAAGTTTGACCCCGGGATGGAGGATATCACGCGTGATACCTATTCGCTGTATACCTACCAAGAACAAATCATGAAGGCGATGGTTGTTGGAGGTTTAACGCCTATCGAATCCGACGAGTGTCGTACGTACATTAAGAAAAAGAATCACACAGCCTTAGCTCAATTCAAGGAAAAGTTCGTTAACGGATATTCCAATTTGATAAAATCAAAAGGAGTTGCGGAAAAACGAGCCATTGAACAAGCCTCTGAAGTTTGGGAGAAGATGCTGGCGTTCGCTTCTTATGGTTTCAACAAGTCGCACGCCGTTGCGTACACGATGATGTCGTACTGGTCGCAGTGGTTTAAGGTGAACTACCCGTTGGAGTTTTGGACGACGTCGCTTCAGTACGCTTCTAAAGAGGCTGATATTCCGTATCGGCTTGTCGAAATGAAGAAGACGGGTGTCGATATTGAGGTGCGTCCACCGGATATCAATTTCTCGGGTGAAACCTTTACGTGCGACCCCAAGACGAACCGTATCTTCTTTTCGCTGGGTAAGGTCAAGGGAGTAGGCGAGCGGGCGTTGACGCTATTGAAAGCCATGAAAGATGAACACGGCGAAGTGTTCTCGTTTGAGGACTTCATAACTTCTGCCCCTAAAGGCATAAACCGTACTGTGGTGTTGCGTCTTATTATGGCTGGAGCGTTCGATCTGGTAGAAGACATACGCAATCCTCGTCAGCGTCTGGACATCGTCAAGCAGTATCTCGAACGCCGCGGTGAACCGCTTTCCGACGAATTCACTTCGCCTGATGCTCACACTAACGCCTGGTGGGTCTTCAAACAGCGTGAATTAACCGGGTACGGCGAGGTGGACTACGAACGTATGATGAACGAATACGGACTCGGAAAACGGATGGTTCGGCTGTACGTTACCGCCGCCGAGTTTGAGCGTAAACACGAGGGCGACGAGGTTTGTATCGTTGGTCGTGTGAATAACGTATTCGAACGTCAAACCAAAGGTGGCGATTCTTACGGTGTACTGCAAGTGGAGGTCAACGACCTCATCATCCAGATTACGTTGTGGCCTGACTTTTGGCTTCATCAGCCGGAAAACGAAGCTACGCTGTTGAACCGTATTGTGGCTGTTTCAGGGCGTGTGAATTATTTCGCTGGAAAGAAGACCGTACAGTCTTCACAATCTACAAGGTTAGAGATATTACAATAGTAAAACAAATCGGTTATGCAAAAGGATGATTTAATCAAACTCTTCAACCGCGATCATCTTGCGCGGTTGGATAACATCAAGCAGTGGTTGGAGTATGACCGCCACCAGCAGGAAAGCGTTTCGCAACATTCGTACAAGGTATCGGTCTTCACGATGTGCCTGCTGGACTATCTCTGGCCTGGAGGGGACGATAATAATACGGTGGCTACGTTCAAGTATCAGACGCTGAAGATGGCGCTGATGCATGACTTCGACGAGGCTATTCTGCGTCGCGATATCACCCACGAACTTAAATATAACGCTTATAACGGGTCGGAACTGCGTAACGTTTTGGACGAGTTTGTCGCTCACCAGGTGGCGGCTGAATTTGGCGACGATTCGGTAGTCTCCAAAACGCTTTCAAAGGATGCACCGTATTACGACGTTGCTCACGCGATTGTAAAGGTTGCTGATTGGATGGCGTTGCTGTATTTCCTGAAGCGCGAACTGACGATGGGGAACCGCTCGTGGCCCTTGAATCTGCTGTCGTACTGTAAGGAAAGCTACCGTAAGGCGGTTTCAACGTTACAAAGTACGTGTGTATCGGCTGATATTTGTGAGCAAGAACGCCTGATGTACGTATGGGTGGGAGCCATTAATGACTTACAAAACGATATTATTTAACATGGACAAGAAGACTCAAGACTCATTGATTGCGCAGGTGTCTTACGACATCGAGCGTATTTGCCAGGCTGAACCTGAAGCCGCCCAGGCCCTGGCGATGACTATCAACCACATCGCCGGAACGTACTCCGATAAGTACGCCGACGGTGAAAAGGTTATCGACACCAAGAAGATGCTGTACGGCATGGACCACGGTGCGGCCATCAACATCTACCAGGTAACGCGCTATCTTCAGCGGTACATCACCGTGGGTCACAACAAGAGCCGTCTGATTCGCGACCTGGAAAAAGCCGTTCACTATCTCATTATCGAAATCACGCGTCGTGTACGTTCGGGCGACGTAAGCCAACAAGAACCTAAAGAATGAAACGGAAACTGCTGATTGGGAAGAACGTCTATGAAATCGAATTTCAGGAATTCGAGGACGAAATCGACGTTGACGAATTGATGACCATCCACTACGAAAATCTGGTTGGTGAAATTATCACTTTCCCGGTTGTCGTAAACCGTCTCGGCCTGCTGCTGGCCGATGCCGAGCGGGCGCTGGCTGAAACGAAACTCAACTGCGAGATTATGGAAGCCAAGGTTCGCGAGGAGATACGCACCGCCCTCAACGATGAAGAGGACCGTAAGAAACCGGCAACCGTCGATGAGGTAAACACGGCGGTCTATCAGAGCCCGGTTTATAAGGCTAACAAACTCAAATTGTTTGAGGCCCAGAAGACGCGTGATTATGTCGCTTCGCTTCTTTTTTCCGCTAAGGATAAGTCGTCGAAACTGGATAAGCTATCGCTGTCGATACCGGCAGGCGATATCGAGGAGCACCTCCTCCAGAGTAAGGCGAATTCGGTTATGAAAGTACGCAAACGCCGCAAACTGATTCCCGACGAAGACGACAGTTAACAACGTTTATATTAACACCTTAACAAAATCAAAGTATTATGGCAAATGATTTGCGCAGTCGTCTTAAGGCGACGCCGATTAAAAAACTCAAGGCTCGCATCGACGAAGACAACTCGATGCTGAACAACGGCAACGCCGAGTTTCTGTCACTTGAGGACGGTAAACTGATGAAGATTCGTATCTTCCCGGCCCATCCTGACCACGACAATTTCTACGTACCCCGGAAATGCTACTGGCTGCCGTTTACTACGGACTCTGGCGACGAGCGCCGCGGTACGGTACTGGATTCGATTTTCCACGGCAAGACCGCTATGGACATCGTCCAGGAATATGTCGCCTATGTGAAGACCCACGGGTCGGAGAATGCCGTGGCCGCCGTTACGGCCCAGCGTGATGGCCTGCTGCCGTCGCTTTCGTGGCTGTGCTACGCCGCTGAGGTCAAGGAGGATGATATGGACCCCAAACTGTGGGAGTTCAAGAAGACCGTTCGCGACGCCATGAACCGTCTGGCCATCACCGAGGAGGAGGACGAACCCATCGAGACCGACCCGTTCACCGACCCGGATGAGGGCCTGCCGCTGTTCGTCAAGTACATCAAGAACCCGAACAAGAAAAAGGGCGAGAACTACTACGACGTGTCGCTCGGCAAGAAGCCCAAGGCATGCCCCCTCACGGACGAGGCCATCGAGAAATTCATGAAACTGAAGCCCATCGAGGAGGTCGCCGGAACGTACACGCTGGAAATGTTCGAACGCGCTTTGGAGGGTCTTCAGAATTTCGACGAGCAGCACGGTATCGACGTCTTCGGCGACGACGAATGGATGGAAATCGTGGAGAAAGTACGCGCCCAGTACAGTGATTCTGACGACGAGCCCAAGAAGAAGGTGACCAAGAAAGCTGCCAAGCGTCGTGACGATGACGAAGAGGATGACGTTCCGGCAGTTCGCACGAAGAAGAACCGCCCCGGTGTCCGCATCCCCGAGCCCGAGGAGCTGGAAGAGGAACCGGACAACGAACCTGAACCGGAGCCTGAGGCAGAAGGCAGCGACGATGGTCTGGACGATATGGACCGCGCCGAACTCAAGGCGTTCATCCACGACAACGATCTCGGCGAAGTGGTTAAGGTTTACAAGTCCACGACCGACGACCAGATTCGCGAGAAGATTCGCGAAGCCCTGGGGTTAAACGGCGGCGACGAAGAGGAAGAGGAAGCTCCGGAACCTGAACCGGAAGAGGAAGACGAGGCACCGGAACCCTCCAGCGCAGCCCGCTCGCTGGCGTCGATTCGCGCCAAACTCGGTAAGAAATAACCCCCGTGATACTTTTCCCGCGGCTGGCTGGCTTTCGTGGTTGGCCAGCCGTTTTTAACTATCTACAATTATGTCGAAAATTTCAAGCGTTTTGAATAAACTCACGGCCCAGTTCAACTCCGAAGACGTCATCACGTTCAAGAAGAAAGACGGTTTTTCGGAAATTAAATCGTGGGCCTATACCGGTAGTCCCGAATTGGACTGGAACCTACGCACGTTCGGTTTGCCGACGGGTATCATCGAGATTGCGGGTCGCAGTCGCAGTGGTAAGACTACCGAGGGTCTGGAGGCTATGAAATACTTTCTGGCTGAGAATCCCGATACCGGGTTGGCGTGTATCCTTTCGTCTGAAAACCGCGACAATAAGGACTACGCCATCCAGCTGGGCGTGGATATTTCTCGCGTGGCTATCATCAAAATTCACTACGTCGAGCAGATGTTCGTGCGCGTTAGTAAGTTCGTAAAGGACGCTCACGCGCTGTTCGAAGAAGCCGATATCAAGGAGAAACCGCGGTTCTTCTTCTTGTGGGACTCGCTTGGCGCAACGCTTTCTAAGGCTGAGTATGACGCCCTGAAAGTGAATACCGAAAACCTCGACAAAGCAGCGGCGAGGGGTGAAGAGTTTGATAAGTTACAAGAACCGAAGATGATGGCGTTTGCCAAGTCGGCTAAAATGTTCGCCAAAGGTCTAATCGGGTTGTGCTATACCAACGTGATTCACTTTGTGATGCTCAACCACCAGTACGAACAAAGTACTATGGGGATTACATCACGCAAAAGTACAGGCGGCGAATGGGTATCTCTTCTTCCGACATTACGCCTCCAGTTCTCCCTCGTCGGACACGAGAAAATAGACGACGAAGAGGTGGCACAGCTGACTGAGGTAAAGGTTGTGAAGAATGATTTTGGAAGTCGCAAGAAGACGATTATCCGTATATTGTTAGGCTACGGAATAATCCTCTCTCAACCGGATATTGACTATGCCGTCGAAAAAGGTATTCTGAAGAAAGTCGGCGCGCGTAAATTATCGTTCTTGAACGGTAAATTGTGCTGGTCTTCAAATCGCGAATTGTTCCAACATTATTACGACCATAATTCATTTCTTGATTTACTGGAGAAGACCATACGGGCGTCTCGGTATAATGACCTGAAAAAATGGCGTAATAAGATGTTTGAACGCGCAGAGGCGACCGAAGAAGAGTAGGTATCAGTTCTACCCAAGTATAAATCCGTAAATCATTACAACATGGCTTACGGATTTATTTACAAAACTACGAACCTCGTCAACGGCAAGATTTACATCGGTCAATCAATTCACTTCAAAAATAAGTCGTATCTTGGGAGCGGCGTATCTTTGACGAACGCGGTTAAACGTTATGGTCGAAGGAACTTCAAACGCGAAACGCTTCGCATTTGCGA